TCACCAAGATACGTGTTTGCGTTACTTGCTGATAAACCTGGTACCCTATAAGTATACCCTATTTCGCACGTAGTGTCAAGACTTGGCGTGGGTGCAAATAGAATATTTGTATTCCTATTACTAGAGGTATATGCAGTACCCGGACGCTGATATGAATAATATTGTACGGTTCCTTTGCCTGCTGTTGCCCCTGGATCTTTAGTAAATTCTCTAATAAATGTTTCGTCTTTTAGATAAAGCATATCGCCATTTTGTATTCTTAAAAATCGCAATACAACTAAATCTTCTGGCATAGCCACTGTTGCAGTGTTTGCTGATAAATTAATTGTGGTAGTTTTTCTGAATGCAGTAAGATCAACTTCTTTCATAATACGAAGTTCAGCGTTAGCAATACATACATCTATAGGAGCAGTACCTGATCCTGTAGCTGCAGTAAATTCTGTGCTGTCATTCTCAGTCCAGTCCTGTATAGCTTGTTTAAGTTGTACGTATGTTAATCCCATTATTTACCCCATTCATCTGTACCCCACAGATATGTACCATATCCTGGAGTTACTGCTGCTACAGTTCCTAGTGTTGCTGTCATTCCTGACATAGTCACTGGCACTGCAGTTATTACCGCAGGTGTAACTGTACCTAATGTAGCTGTGCTACCTGATAATGTTACTGGATGGATAGCATTAAATATTAATGAACCTAATCCACCTGTACCTGCTATTCCTGGAGGTATCTCTGTAGTGTTAAAGAACAATCCAGTGTTACCTAAACTAGCAGTCATAACTCCTAGTTCTAATCCAGAAACTGTATCTGATACGTTAAGAGTTACACTTCCTAGTGTGCTCGTTCCTGCAAATCCTTCTGCATCTTCAACTGTAGCAACTACTACTGAACCAAGAGTTGTAGTTGAAGCAGACAATGATACAGGTTGTATCAGAGCTTCAGTGACATCACCTAAAGTAGATGTCGCTTGGAATCCTTCTGCAGATTCCGATGCTGCTATAGTTACACTACCAAGTGCACTTGTAGCAGTTGGTGGAGCCATTGTATTATCAATTTGTATGACAATAGCAATTGCTATACCACTTGCATTTAGAACACCAGTTGCTTGGAAGCCTTGAGCATCTTCGCCTTTGCCAATCGCAACGCGTCCTAAATTAGCTGCACATTGTGCAGAATACTTTCCATGCAACGGACCAAGTTGTACTATGGTAGCTGCTGTATTTTGTGGTGGTCTTGGTTTATATAAAACCGTTGGACCAGATCCTTCGATATATTTACCTGGATCTAACTGAGGCTGTTTAGGTTCCCAGTCACCTTTGTAAACTCTAAATCCATTCCACTCTGTTCGAGCGTCTTTGTACTTAATCTTAAAACCTGATCGGTCATCGATTAGTACCGCGTGTTTACCCCTCGCGTATTTCCCCATTATGCATACCCACGAACCTTAGGCTGTACATAGAAACTTGCTCTTTCTCTATCTTCTTCTCTAGCTAGCTCCCATTCTTTTTCATACATCTGTATAAGTTCTTGTCTTCTATCTATAGGTACAAGTTTAGGATGTTTATTTGCCAGTTCTACTGTTAACCCGCTTATTAAAGCTGGTAACATTCTTTTAGGTACCGCTGCATTTTGTTGATAATTATCAGTTATATCTTCTCCATACTTAATAGCCCACATAATTATTTTAAATCTATTATCTTCACTTGGGCCAGGCCATAAATAAACCGTATGGTTAGCTGTTCCACTAGAATTAAATTCTGCATTTCTATCTACTGCAAATTTAAGTGGAGTGCCTGTTGCGTATTTATTTGGATAAGATAAGTAATCAGCATAACTAATTCTTTCCATCTCAATATCTTGATCAGGAGTTGCATTAGTATCTCTGCAAGCTGCTGTTAGGATATCTGAATATCCATTAGCTGCTAAGTCGAATGTAGGATAAGTTGTATTGTTAAATGAATTTACTGCTACTTCATGTAAATGTAATGTGAACAGATTAACACCTTGGTTAATCCATTTAATCATTAATAGATTAAGAGAACGTCTAGCTGTGATTAAGTCGTAACCACCCTTTGAGCTTACTCCTAATCGTTCATAAGCTTCTTGAATTACATCTGCAATCTGCAGATTAAATGTACGTGTACCTGAACTAGCCACGTTGCCCCCTTACATTAATGCTCTAGTTATAACCCACAAGAGCTGTCCTAATACCATAAAGCCAATTGTATACATGACTTTGGCAATAGCGTTAATTTTATCTTCTATATGTTTTAAATGATTATCTTTAATAGTAGATACACGTTCACTTAAAACTTTTATTTCACCTTTAAGTTCTTGTATCTCCAAATCATATTTGGATATTTCTGGCATATTAATTCCAGTATAAGTATGCTATAGCAGCTGTGCCTGATACGTTAGCAGAAATATTAGTAGTGCATAAAACCCCATTGTCTGGAAAGTTATATGAAGTACTTTCGCCTGCTGCGCATTTTAAAGAAACTATTCTAGTACCTGCTGTGAATGATGCATTGTCATCATGTACATAAACTGCTGATGCATCTGAGCCACCCATTAATACTACACCTAATGCTCTTTTTCTAGTTGCCGCAGTATTCTGTCCGTCAGCAGTTGCTGAAGTACCTGTAGCTCCTGTTGCTATTTGTGTTACTTGTGAGTCTGTTTGAAATGTCATGTCTATTCCTTTAAACGGGGAGACCGAAGCCTCCCCTAGTTATATTAGCTTAAGTTATTATTTTGTATATATAGAACAGTTGCTGTTGCAGCTCCAGTAGAGCCATCTTCAGTTCCTGCTACAAAATCTGCGAATACTTCCATATCAGTAGATCCAACATCAGTTGCTTCAGTATCTAAAGTACCATGTGTAGTTGCTAATGCTTTAACGTTTTGTAAACTAATAAATGCATTATCATCTGTACTTGTACCGATAGATACAGTTGCTGTTCCACTATCATTATTTACAGTTGTAACATTTAAGATTACATCTACGATTTGTGAATTAGCTGGAACGATTGCAACACGTTGATTTAACGCATCTGCTCCGATGATGTCCAACACAACAGATTGTGCCATTACTACTGACCCAATATTTTTTACGTCAGTACCAATTGTAGTACCTGTTGTATTTGGTATATTACCCGCTTTAATCGGGCCTGAAAAAGTTGTTGTTCCCATTGTCTTACTCCTTGTTTTTCTGTCTGCTTACGCAGTCAATAGGTTTA